CGTCGAGGGGTGGGAGGTGCGCCGCTACAGCAGCGATGTGTGGACTAGCCCCAACCTATACATCAGCGATGCGTGGAGTAGCCCCAACCTCATCGACGACCACATCGTGGAGGCCCGCCCGATTCCGAAGCCGCCGCTCATGGTGGGACCTGTCGACCGTGACGCGGTGGACAGGTTCCTTGCCTGCAACTTCGGCTCGTACGCCGCCCCGATCGTTGAAGCCATCCGCGCCGCCCTCGCTGCGGAGTCCGAGTCGTGAGCCGCCACAACGACCCCGACGACGCCCGCGACCGCTTCCTCGATGACGTGGACGACCACGCGGCTGGAGTGGATGTGGGCGATGTGGCCCGCGACCGGATCGTGCGGCGGTCCCGTCGCCCCCAGCCCAAGTTCAAGGACGTTGGGCGGTTGGATCTCATGGAGGTCGAACCGGGCGAATGGACGATCCTCCTGTCCGACTCATCCGCTCCCGCCGATCCGCCTGGCACCTACACCACCGAAGGCGAGGCCCTGGAAGCCGCGAAGGCATGGGCGCACCAACGGGGCCTTCGGACGACGTGGGTGTCCGTGACTCTGTGGCAGGTGATCCGGTGACCGGCCGCGACGACGAACTGCTGACGGTGCTGGAAGAACTGCGGGACCGGATCGTGGAAAGCGCACGAAGCGCCGACTGCTTCGCCATCGGGCAGAGCAACCCGACGGCAGCGTCTGTCGAAGGCAGCGCCGCTGGTCTCCGCTCTGCCGCCCGCATGGTCCAAGACGCCATCAACGAGCACACCCCGGAACCCCCGGACCTCGACGGCGAAGCGATCTTCCTCGCCCGACCCGTGTCGCACCGCGACCGGCTCACCGACCTCGCCCTGGAGGCGACCGATGACTGACGAGACGAACCCGAACCGGGGCTGGTACGTGGACTGCGACGGGGACTTGCAGTTCGCCAACCCCGGCCACAAGACCGACGGGGATTTCATCACCAGCAGTGGGCGGGCCTACTTCTACGGCCGCGAGTCCTTTGACGCCCTCGTGGCCCTTGTGCGTGCCGCTGGGTCGGCCCCCACCACCCCGGCCGCGGTGCTCCGCAGCCTGCACGCTGACTTCACCGCCGAGGCAGCCCGCAACGAGGCCACCCGGTGCGACGGAACCCAGGTCAACGCGGCGTGGCTGCAAGGTGAGGCTGCTGCGTGGTCCCGTGCCGCCGAGATGGTGCAGGAAGCCATCGACGGTGGGGCCAACGCGCCGGCCGATGACCTGCCGCCCGGTGTGGAGCGGATCAGCGACGGGACGCTGTGGGCGATGCCGCACGCGGTCATCCCCGACGACTACGAGGCGAGGTCGGCCACGGGCGGCTGGGGCGACCCGAACATCAACCGCAGCCCCAACCGCCGCGCGTACCCGAGCGAGGTCCGACCCATCACCCCCGCCGAACCCGTAACCGAGTGGGTGCCGGTACTCGACGCGATCAAGAACGGGCGGGTGCTGATCGCCCCGGACGGCTCCCTCATGGAGACGAAGGGTCACGAAGTGCTCGTGTACCTCGGCCGAAGCGGGCGGTGGCGGTGCATGTACGACGACGCAGGCCACGCCGAAGCCAAGCGCCCCCACGCTGACGCTGACGGCAAGGTCGAGGTCCAGCGATGACCGCCGACCCAGCGCACTTCGTCATCGTCCCGGCGCTTGTCGGCCTCATCGTCCACGCCGCCGTCGATGCCCGACGTGACCGCATCGCCCGCGACAAGGCGCAAGGCAAGCGGATGGCCGCCAACGCGAGCCGCAAGTACCTGCTGGTGCAGAACCCCGCCGACGCGGCCGAGACGCTCTTCGTGAACGTTGGCGCGCCGGCCTCGGCGGTGTCGAAGAGCAGCATTGAGTTGTCGCCCGGCGCTTCCTTGAGCTTCGAGGGCGGCTACATGCCCACGAGTGCGATCTACGTGGCCACGGCCACCGCGAGCCTGCCGTTCATCGCCAAAGAAGCCTGATGCTCGCGCTCCTGCTGTCCCGAGGGCTCACATCAAGTGCAACCCTCGCAGCGGTGTTCGGGCCGCCCGCGCTCACCGCCTCGGTGCAAGTCGAAGTGCAAGCCCGGATGCTGGCCACGTTCGCCGCGCCGCAACTGACTGCGAGTGTGAAAACGAACCTGCAAAACGCCGTCGTAGATCGGCTCTACGTCGTAGCCGCCGAGGACAGGACGTGGATCGTGCCGAACGAGTCTCGTGGTATCTCGGTGAGGTGAACTGATGGCCTTCTGGAACACCGACAACCCGGATAAGCCAATCGGGACGCACGATCCTGATGCGATCCTCGACTACCCGGTGGACTTCTCGGACTGGCTCGGCGATGACGTGTACGCCTCGCATACGGTGATGACCACGGAAGGCTTGACGGTGCAGTCGAGCGACTTCGCGGGCGGTGTCGTGACTGTGTGGCTGACCGGTGGAACGTTGGGCAGGAAAGCCTCGTTCACGGTGCGCATGGTGACGGCGGCCGGCCGTCGCGATGACCGCACGCTCTGGCTCAAGATCAAGGATCGGTGATGCGCGCAGGCACGTTGAGGCACCGCATCACGATCCAACAGCGGCCATCGCTTCCCGCTCCGAACGGTCAGCCCGGCCTGACATGGCAGGACGTGGCCACGATCCACGCCGATATCCGTTTTCTGAACGGCCTGGAGACGGTGCGCAGCGGCGGCGATGTGTCGATCGCACGCGTCAGCATTCGCATTCGCTGGCGCACCGACATCACCGCAGAGATGCGGGCCATCGAACAATCCTCCGGGCGCGTGTACGCGATCAAGGCCGTGCTGCCCGACATGCAGCGCAGGCAGTACGTGGACCTCACGGCAGAGGTGGTTTCATGAGCTTCGCGATCAAGGTGGATACCTCGCGCATCGACGCGATCATCGATGGCGCCGAGCAGGATTTGCGTGATGCTGCTCGCCCGGCCGCGCAGGCCATGGCTCAGGTGCTGTACGACCGCGTGAAGCTGAATGTTGCATCGATGGGCCGCGTGACGGGCAGGCTCTCGGACAGCATCTATCAGGTCTACAGCAAGGACCACAGCAGCGATGGGCGCGCCGTCTATCACATCTCATGGAACGTGAAGAAAGCCCCTCATGGTCATCTTATGGAGTATGGGCATCTGCAGCGTTACCGCGTCTATGTGGGTGATGATGGAAAGTTTCACACCATGGTGCGCCCCAATATGCGCGGCACCAAAAAGCCGGGCCGCCGAGCGCCTCAAGCCGTAAAGGACGCCTACTACGTCACGTTGCCGACGCCGGTTCAGGTTCCTGCCAAGGCGTTCGTTCGCAGGGCGATGGACAGCGAAAGCCGCGCCATCGATGCTGGCGTGAAGGCGCTGCTGGAGCGCATCAATGGGGGTTCCTTGTGAGCCTCGAATCGGCACTTGCGCCCGTGCTTCAGGCGGTTTGCCCGAGGGCATGGAGCGACTTCGCCGCCTCAGTGAAGACGCGGCCATTTATCACGTTCCAGCAGATCGGCGGTCAGGTCATCAATCCGCTGAGCAACGAGCCACCGGGGCGGCGCAACGCCACGGTGCAGATCAACGTCTGGGCCGACACCCGCGACGAGGCCCGCGCGCTCATGAACCAGATCGAGGACGCGCTGCGCGCCGCCACCGGCTTCGTCGCGCAGCCGCAGTCTGCTGCCTTCAACGACTACGACCACGACATGCGGGTGTACGGGTCGCAGCAGGATTTTTCGGTGTGGTACTGAGCCGCGCCGCTGTTTCTCCACTCCACCCCTGAAAGGACCATCATGGCTTATGCATTTCCCGAGGGCGGGAAGTTCCTGTTCTCCAAGACCTTCGCCGCAGCGAAAGAAATCTCGGCGCTGACCAATGGCAACCCTGCTGCAGCGACGGCAGCCGCCCACGGCTTCGCCGCCAACAAGGAAATCTTGCTGGCGTCGGGCTGGGAGGATGCGGGGGACTCGGTCTATCGCGTGGGCAGCCCGACTACCGACGCCTTTAACGTGCTGGGCCGAGCCGATACCGGAACCGGGCGAATAGAAGGTCTC